GAGTGCCGGCTTTTGGTATGGAGCCGCCGTCTAAGTATGCTTGTGGAGTTTGATTTGCTGCACCGCCTTCTATATTTTGGAATGAAACATAGTTTGAAGATGGGTTGATTAGTCCACCGTCAATTGCTGGTACAAAAAATAAGTTGTCTTTATCAAAGGGAGCACCCCTATAAAATGGCATATCAAATAGTCTCCTACTTGATATTTATGCTAATTAACAGTGAGTCCTGTTGTCTTTTCAATATATTGGCTTGCCATATCTTTTTCAGTTTTGGCTACACAAATAATATTTTGCATGTTTAGAGTAAACTTATTATCGTGTTTTACAGTGAACATGTAAGGTGCAAGTCCCATGCCTTGTTGTTGAACAACAAGCATTAATGGTTTTACTACTGTGATTTTGTCGCCACTTTCTGCTTCTAGTCTAGCAACAACTTCTTCTCCAGAACTTAATTTGATACTTACTGTATCACCTACTTTGTATGGTGCTTCAATTAACATATATTATCCATGTCCTGTTCCGTTATAATTTGTATCTTCGATGTATGATACAAACTGTTCGTATCCACCAACGGGTTTTCCGTATACTTTGATTTGTGGAAACGTTCTTGCACCTGGAAACTCATTCATAACAGAATCTCTGTCAAAGTCTTTTCCAAGTTCCTTATATTCAAATTTAAATTGTCTTGACTCACACAAGGCTTTTGCCTTCATGCAAGAAGGACAAGCAGTCTTGCCCCATATTTCTATGCTCATAATTTAAAGTCCTTTAGAGAGTCTGAACTAACATCTTGTTTGATGCCGCCAATGATATAGCTTTCGACTTCTGTTTCTTGTGGAGCAACCTGTAGTCCTGATGAACTTAGCCAATGTTGTGTCCACGGTAATGGATTAGTGTTTACTGGTGCATCAAATATTGTTTTATATCCAAGAGCTTTAAGGCGTCTGTTGGCAATATATTCTACATATTGATGTAACAATGTTTCATTCAATCCTATAATAGAACCATCTTTAAACAAATAGTTTGCCCATGCCTTTTCTTCATTGACACAGGTGCGCCACATCTCATAAACTTCTTCTTCACATTCTTTTGCAATAGTTGCCATTTCTGGGTCGTCTTTGCCTTGCAACCAATGTTTTAGTACATGAGTTGACAGTGCAAGGTGTTGACTTTCATCTCTAGCAATAAGTGAAATAATTTTTGCTGAGCCTTCCATAAGTTTTAGTTCGCCAAAGGCAAATGTACAAGCAAAGGAAACATAAAAACGTAACCCTTCAAGGATGTTCACATTCATCATAGCCAAAAACATTTTCTTTTTTACATCGCGTAGGCTACCTTTTCCTTGATGAAAGTATAGATCAGCTGCTTCTGTAAATGCATCATAATTTTTTGTTACACTAACAGCACGTTCGATAATTTTATCATCATCAAGAATAGTATCAAACACTTCGCTAGGATCCGCATACACGTTCTTCATAATATGTGTGTAGCTACGTGAATGAATTGTTTCAAAGAAGTCCCAAGTAACAATACATCCCTCTAATTCAGGAAGTGAAACATACGGCAAAAATGCTAGACAAGGACCACGTCCTTGTACGCTGTCTAACAGAGTTTGATATTTTAGATTACTTGTAAAAATATGTTTTTGTTCTGAACGGAAGTTAACAAAGTCTGCTCTATCTTTCTGCAGACTAACTTCTTCTGGACGCCAAAAGTACCCCAGCATAGTTTGATTTAATTTATCAAATACTGGAAACTTAAACACATCATAACGCTGTGTGTTTTGATCTGCACCAAAGAACATATTTTGTTTGGTGAAATCAATCTTTTCTCTGTTGAAAACTGTTTTTGCCATTTGTGTATTCCTCTTTTCCTGTCTTTATTATAATAGTATCAGTTCAGCTTGTCAACCTTAAATTGCACATGCATCACAATATTCCTCGTACTCTTGATCAGTTCCTGTAAACTCTTCTCTTTCAAGAGGTTGTTTTTCTTCTTTCACAAATACAATATCATCATCTGACTTGTAATCGTATGTGTTTTGATAGTATGAAGTTTTCCATCCCATCTTATATGTAGTTAGCAAATCTCGTAACATTACACTCATTGGCACTTCATTTCCTTCAAAATGCGTAGGATTGTAACTCCAGTTTCCACTAATAGCTTGATCAAAGAACTTTTGCATTACCGCGACAACATTGATGTAACCTTCGTTGCTAGGCATGTCCCACAACAAGGTGTAATATTGCTTAAGACTTTGATATTGTGGAACAATCTGTTTAAGGGGTCCTTTTTTGCTCTTTTTAACGGACAAGTATCCTCTAGGTGGTTCAATTCCGTTTGTTGCGTTCGACACAACGGAACTGCTCTCCGAAGGCATCTGTGCGGACAATGTGCTGTGCCGTAAACCGTGTTCCTTGATGTCCTTGCGTAAAGTAGTCCAATCATATTTTAACTTATGTGGAACGATTGTATCCACATCCTTTTTATAAGTATCAATAGGTAAAATACCGTCGCTGTATTTAGTGCGATTGAAATACTCACATGCACCGCGCTCTTTTGCTAGTTCATTACTTGCTTTTAACAAATAATATTGAAATGCTTCTGTAAGTTCGTGTACTAGTTTCCATGCTTTTGGATCATCATACTTAGCACGATTCTTTGCAAGATAATGTGCTAGTCCGATATAGCCTACGCCTAACGATCGTCTTGCTTTTGTACTAATTTCTGCAGCTTTGATAGGATATCTTTGATAGTCAATAATTTCTTCAAGAGCTCTTATAGCTAGATCACATAAATCTTCTAAGTCACCTAGGTCTTTAATTAAACCAACGTTAATAGCACTTAAAATACAAAGAGCAATTTCACCTTCTTCGTCATCAATATGCTGTAGAGGTTTAGTTGGCAATGTAATCTCTTGGCAAAGATTACTCATGTAAACTGTGTCTTTGAATGAACTGTGTGTATTAGCATGATCTACGTTCATAATATAGATACGTCCTGTTTCAGCACGTTCTTTAATTAGTGCTGAAAATAATTCCATTGCAGGAATTTTTTTCTTTTTGATTGAAGTTTTACGTTCATATGATTCATAAAGTTCTTGAAATTTGTCTGCATCGCCAAAGTATGCTTCATAAAGACCTGGTGTATCATGTGGCGAGAAAAGAGTTATTTCTTGATTAGATAATAGTCTTTCATACATTACTTTGTTTATTTGGATTGAATAATCTAATTTTCTTACACGATTGTCTTCGGTGCCTTTGTTGTTTTTAAGCACAAGGATATCTTCAATTTCTTGATGCCACAGTGGGAAATGGGTAGTAGCACTACCGCCTCGCACACCATTCTGTGTACAACATCTTACAGTTGCTTCAAACTTTTTAAGGAACGGGACAATACCTGTGTGTGCTACTTCTCCACCTCTGATTTTTGCGTTGACTCCTCTGATACGTCCTGCGTTAATACCGATACCAGCTCGTTGAGCTGTGTATCTACCAATGGACATGTCTGACGCGAAAATCGAATCAAGTGTGTCATCACTGTCAACGAGAACACAAGAGGCAAACTGACGGACCGGAGTACGGACGCCTGCCATAACTGGCGTTGGGATATTGATTTTAAATAATGAGGTCGCATCGTAATATCTCCTTACGTAATATAGCCTATCTTCTTTAGGATAATTTGCAAACAGAGTTGCGGCTATCATCATATACATATATTGTGGAGTTTCAAATATTGATCCACTACTTCGGTCTTGACAAAGATATTTGTCAACTACCTGTCTTAGTCCAGCGTAGGTAAAGTTCTCGTCACGCTTGTGATGTATGTAGGCATCTAGTCGTGTAAGTTCGTCATCGGAATAAGATACTAATATACCAGGATCATAAACACCTCTTTCAATGTTTAACTTGATCATTTCTTTTAGCGGAAGAGTCTTGTAGTCACCAAATACATCTTTATATGTTCCATACAACAATAATCTTGCTGCGGCATATTGATAATTAGGATTTTCAAGACTGATAAGATCGTTTGCTGAACGTATAAGAATTTCTTGTATTTCGGCTGTACTCATACCATCGTAAAACTGAATGTTAGCATTCATTTCGATTTGGCTACTACTTACTCCTGCTAAACCTTCGCATGCAAATTCTACTACCTTATGTATTTTATCTATGTTTAGCTCTTCTTTTGCGCCATCTCGTTTGACGATGTAAATATGATTTCCGTTTGACATTTTATTCCTCTCTTTTCAATATTAGTTATTTATTGGAGCCTTGGCATTACATACTTTTTTTCGACTTGCAGTGTTGTGGATAACTCTGCACGAGTTGCTTTGCCTTCATTCCAGCTTATGACAATGTTGTCTATTAATAACAGATAAACAGTTCGAGATTTTTCTCTGTCTATACCAATATGTATCTCAAAATTTGCTTTTTTAAAGCGTTCAGTTAACTGTAAAGAATAGCACACTCCTAATACACTACAAAAAGCACAGTATTGATTTTCAAATATAAGTTCCCAAGGATCAGGCCAAGTGGCGTTATCCCAAGGATCTGTGTTAATACTTACTCTTGGTGCTTGATCATAGTAATCAATTGCACTTTGAATAGAATCTATTTCTGTCTCTAATGTTTCACGAAATTGATTCCAGGCGGCTAACCTGTCTTCATACTTTTTAATGTGGAACATTTAAATAGCGTCTGTTTTTTTGTTTTTAATTTTAAATTTCATCTCTGTTTCATCGTCATTAGGCATTGTACTAGTTACTTTAACAGAAATTGTTTCGTTTGTCAAGTCCCCATCTTCGTCCAAAATATCTGCGGCAAACGAAATCGCAGATTCATATGTACTATTACCTGCATAATCATATGCATCAGTAACGCTTACAGTTGGGGTGCCATAAGCATCCATAGTTAGATGTAAATTTCCCGATCTAATCATTTCATAATTGTTGCTAACCATTAAGTAATCAATATCAAACGACTGATTTGCTAGTGCTGGCAATCTAAAAGTTTTTATATTTGTCCCTCTACTGATAGTGACTTTGTGTTCAAACGTATTTTCAAAATTACACACTCCTTCAATTTCAG